TGCGACAAGATCACGTTCTCCAACTGCGGGAACTTCGCGATCAGGTCATCGATGTGGTAGTTGATGGTCTGGAACAGTGCCTTGACGCGGTCGCGTCGATCCCGCACCGTGTAGCAGCCCATCGAGTCCAGCCACTTGATGCGCGGCATCCGCTCGTCCCAGTCAATCTCAATGATGCCCGGGACGAAACCGTAGGTGACGTAGCGGTCGGCAGCGGCATACGCCTGCTTCTGCAACTGCGAATACTGCACGTAATACGTTGCAATGCGGGTACGCATCTCTGCGCGTTCACGAGCCGCATCCGACACCATCGAAGAACTCGAGCAGTTGAACGACGGCAGGGGAGCGATCACCTCGGACAGGTCCCGTGCCGCCACATCCACCATGTTCGCCACAATGGGGCGCGTGTACGGGCCATCCTCAGGGAACAGTTCAGGGAACACGTTCGCCATCTGACCGCAGCGCACCATCTTGATGTCACGCATGCGCTGGTCACGCGAGTTGTTCTGCACGCGCAGACGGTTGTAGAGGCCAGCCACCTCGGCAGTACTGGGCACCTAGCCTCCTAAAGAGTCACAAACATGCGGTCACGTTCAAACGAGTTCAAGTCCACCGTGGCCTGGGTGGAACGGTCATACTTCGTGGCGAACGGGTTGTTCACGTGGGAGCGGGAGAAGTTCGTCATCGCCGCCACACGATCCCGGCACGCCAGTTCCGCGAACCACAACGCCATCACCGCGTCAGTCTTCTGCGTCTTCGGCGCAGCCGGATGCCACGTCACCAACTGCTCCACCAGAGCCTTCGTGGATTCCGACACGTGCGTGGAGGGCAGTTCAACAAGCTGGCGCTTGTCCTGCCACCCCGAAAACAACGTCGTCATCGAGGCGACACCGAAGTCCACGTCATGCTTATTCGCACCCGTGAAATGCTCCCGCAGGATCGCACCCGCCCCCGCTAGGTACTCCCTGACCTCACGGTCCTGAGTGAGCATCGACTGGAAAGCGTTCTTCTCCACACGCCACTCGATAATCCCGTACTTCGACGTCCAGTCACGGATCATCTGCCGGATCGCATCCGGCGTCATCGCCGGCTTATTCCACACATCCAGCACATACCGCTTCTGCGTCACAGGATCCAGGCCGATCACCACCGCAGCGGTGTGACCCGCCATCGCAGGGTCCAGGCCGGCAACCACGAGCAGCCCATCCATCCCGTCCGGGCGGCAATTCGCCATCCCGCGAGGGATAATCCCCGCCAGACGATTCCCATTAATCGCGCCACGTACCGCATCAGGATGGAACACGGCATCATCGGACACCTGCTGCTGCATGTACACCATCGCCCACGTGCGCGGGGCGATCCGGGCACGCTTCTTCGCCAGACGCGGCCCATTCCACTTCGGGAACAAACCATCCTCGTCCGGGTCGGCGTCCTTCTCCGTCGGATCCGGGTGATTCGTGCGCGGCCACAACGTCACCCAATCCTCAGGGCTGTCCGCTGTCTCCAACACCGCCGGCATCGACAAATACGTCCACGGCGAATCCTCTTCCGGGTAGCGAGTCGGATCCCGCAGCTCGGAATACAAATCCTTACCCGACAGGCGGGTGCCCACCACCAGCAGCATCCCATTCGCCGACAGGCGCGACATCACCTCAGCCTGCAACCAGTCAATCTGCTTCTCGTACTCGTGCGCGTTCGTCAAATCAACCGCGTCATCCACAATCACAATGTCCGCACGCGCACCAAAAATGTGCCCTCGAATACCCAGCGCCTGGACGGTCGGGTCCTTCTCACCCGAATCCCGCGCCTCCCCCGACACGTAAATCAAATCCTGCGTCCACGACGCATCCGACGACTCGAACCCCCCGGCGGGAGCGTAATGCGCGTGCATCTCCGTGAACTTCGGATGCGTCAACCGAGTCTTCACCGCGTACAAAAACTTCCGCGCCATCGCCTGAGTCTTCGACACAATAATCACGCGAATATTCGGATCCATCGCAATCCGATACGTCACATAATTAATCGTCAACGTCACCGACTTACCATGCTCCGGAGGCATATTCACAATCGCCAGATCACGCTCACCCGGCTCAAACACAATCCCCGCAGGAGTCCACGAAGGGGCACGCCCCTCCATCAAATCCACCACATTCTCCATATGCGGAAAAACCCGCATACCCAAAAACCGCTCCGAAAACTCCGGAAACCCCAGCTTCAGCGGCCCCACCCGCTGACGCATCCCCCGAACCTCATCCACCCGCTGCGCGAAAACCGGATCCTCACGCCGCCACCGCTCATACGCCGACAACGTGCGACCCGCACGAACCAGCGACGCCTCCACCGTCAACCCATCCGCAATCGACTTCAACACCAGTTGCTTCAACTCGGCAACAGAAACCGACTTCGAACGACCCGACATAAAAAAAACCCCACCCTCCACAAGGCGGCCAAATGAAGGGGACAATAACTAGGCCCGGTATCCACCCGAAACAAGGCAGACTCCACCACGCCGACAGGAAATAGTTAAAACATGTACGTCAATGACGTACACATAAACCCGGACCCCCCCAGGGGGTCCAGAAAGAAAACACGTTCGGGGTTCTCGCTCACTCCGTTCGCTCAAACCCCTCACTTATATAGTGCCTGCTCATCGGCGTGTCACGTGCACCACTGTGACCAACCTCACAAAGAAACACCTTGCAAACATGTACAAACCGTATCCAAACGGACACACCTCGAATATCCCCCCACCACCAAATACACACAGAATTACAGGGAGATTATTTATATATATGTACACACAGTAGTTAAAACCCTGGGGTCAAGCTCGTACACGTGTTCGATGCCGGTGCCGTCCCCCGATGGGGGACTATGGGCGCAATCACACCCCAGGAGGGGGGGGAGGGGGTGGCGACCGACCCCCCGAGGGGGTCGCGTGTGTGTATACATGGGGAGACTCTCCTATTCCGTGTGCGGGGGTGTGGTCGCATGGATTGGGTGGGGTGGTGGTGGGTGCCGACGTTGTCGGTGTGCCGATGTCGCCGACGTTGTCGGCGGTGGTGGTGGTTGCTCGAGCTGGCGCCAGCTTGAAAGCTTGGGCCGGGTGAATTCGGTTGGGTGTATTTGTGTGGGGTGATTGCAATTAGTGACGGGGGTGGTATTGTCATGGGTGTGGGATCCGTTGGGGGTCCTCGAGCTAGGGGGTTCGTTGTGATTATTCGTCAGAGGTTCGGTCCGATTGTGTGGTGCCCGAATTCGGGGCGGGAGACGTTCACACGTGAGGCATACGGTGCGGCGTTCTGCGCCGATTGTGGTGCGACGGATCACGAGGTGGCGTCGTGATGGCGACGCGTGGCGCGATTGTGTGGGAGGGATTGTCGCCGATTGACGGGGCGCCGATTGTGGTGATCGTGACGGGTCTCACGGGTCGGGCATCACATAATCGGAAGACCGGCGATATGGCGCAGACGTGGATTCTTCGGTCCGACGTCGACCCGATTGCGGCGATGAGGGATAACGGGGACCGTGCCATCTGTGGTGATTGCCCGTTGCGGGGGGTCACGGTCGACGGGAAGCGCACGGGGCGCGCGTGCTATGTCAACGTGGGGCAGGCGCCCCTATCGGTGTGGCGTGCCTATGCCCGGGGGTCCTACCCGAGGATGTCACCCGAGGATGTCGCGCCGCTGCTCGAGGGTCGGGCGATCCGTCTCGGGGCGTATGGGGATCCCGGGATGGTGCCCCTGTCGGTGTGGGAGTCGCTCGTATCCCGTGCCCGTGTGTGGACCGGATACACCCACCAGTGGCGCCGGATTGACCGAGCCTATTCGCGTCTGGTGATGGCGTCAGCGGATTCGGTCGCCGATCGTCGGGCCGCACGCGCCCGGGGATATCGGTCCTTTTATGTGGTGCCGATGTCGGCGAACCTAGACCGCTATTCGAGGGTCATGGAATGCGCCAGCACACGGGAGCGAAACCCCCTGTCGTGTGCGGATTGTGGGGCGTGTGCGGGTACACGTAACGGTGCCACGTCGGGCGCGGTTGACGTTGTGATTCGGGCACACGGCACGGGCGCTAAATTCGTGGGGGTTTAGCAACATGTGACCGTGCGGGTCCGGTGATTCCCTGCCTATGGGCAGGGGGTCGCCGAATCGGGACGGTCCCGAGGATCGGTTAGGGGGTTGTGATGGACATCTATTGCGGACGGTGCGGAGAGCCGTGGGATATCGATTCGCTGCACGAGGAGACGTCGTATCGGCGCGAGGACGATCCGTCGGTGAGCTTCGACGTCGTGCGCTCGGAATTCGCACGCCGTGGGTGCCTCGCGATGACGGCGTATCGGGTGGGTGAGACGGATTGTGTGCGGGATACGGGGAACGCTCGAGCGATGGCGTCCGGGGCGCTGATGGATTTGCTCGGTGACGACATCGACGGGGTGGCAAGCCTGCTCGATGATGCGGAATATCTCGGGATGTTCCGATGATCGCCGCGTATGCGTGGGCGTTCACTCTCGGGCTGTTCGTCGTGCCGGCCCTGCTTGTGGGGGGGATGTCGTGGGCGCTCGAGCGCCCCGGGATCACGGATCGGGGCATCACTAGCACCGTGGTCGGGTTCGCCGTGTCGGCGTTGGGTTTCGTGGCGTTGTGGGCGTGGATCCTGCCTACCCCGGGCGAGATTGTGGGGGGTGCGTGATGTGGGTGGACATCGTGAGTGATGGTCGCATGGTGTGCGCGTGGTTCGCCTTGTGTGACCGTCCTGCGGATTGGGTTAGCCGTGGCCCCGTGGGTGATGGGGATCTCGGCATGGTGCCCGTGTGTCAGCGGTGTGCCGACCGTGTGGGGATTCCTGCGGGGGATCGGCACGCATACGTCCTCGAGACGGGGGAGATTTCCTAGGGACGGAGTATCGGGCACGTCTCGGGACGTGCCTGGTGCCCTGCCACTAGGGGCAGGCAATAGGTGAGGGGGTAGTCATGTCGGACGTGGGAGCGTCGTGGGATCCGATCACGGGGACGGTGTCGGTAGATCCCTGCCCGGATTGTGGGGCGGGTAGTGGGGTGCCGTGTGCGTGGGCGTGCTCGAGCAATTGGGATCCCGAGGGGGTGTCGTCGTGACGGGCTCGAGGATTAGTCGGGACGGGACGGTGCTGCACTACGGGTCGCCAGCATCCGACGGTCAGTGTGACTACGAGGGGTGCCGTGGGCACGTCCGCACGGGCCGCTACTGCTGGTCACATGCACGGGGGAGGGGGTGAGCTGATGTCGCGCAGACGTACCCCGAGGCAGGTGCTGGGACCGACTGGTGGGGCGTGGGTTCGGATGGCTCCGGGGTGGTATCGCCACGAGGAGACACGCTACAGGGTGATGAGGGTCGGCAATTTGTGGCACGTGTGGGGTGGAAGGTGGGACGGGGCCGCATTCAGGACATTGTGGGCGGCGCAGACGATGGTGGAGGGGGCCGGCCAGCTCGGGGATTACCGGGTGGGATCGCAGGACTAGCACGATGTCGGAGTGTCGGTATATGTTGCATGCAATATGAGACTAGAATTGTGTGACCGGGCAGCACTAGCACGGTAGTTCTGGCTCCATCATCCCCGGAGGTGCGGGTTT